ATATACCCTTTTATCTTTCTTTGTTTTTTAGTTAGTTTTGATGAATTTACTTGCTGTTCATTATTCATTTGTCTAGATTCATCATTAAATTGTTCGATTTCTATATCGCTAATATTTTCATAGAAATCATCAACCAATACTTTCATAACTTCCCATTCTTCTCTACTCGGAATTACAGCATGATGATAAGTTAACGCATACCCCGTTCCATCAGACTTTTCTGCTAACATATAAAGAGGTGTAAAAATTCGAGATAAGTTATTTTGGAACTTTTCTTGATATATTTTCATCGCTTGTTTCACAGTGAGTTTTTTCATTTAATCCACCTTCTTCATGCAACATTCATAGGATGCGTATTCTTCCATTCCACCAAACTTATATCCACCTTTGATATTCTTGTTTTCGTTATACAAAAAGTCTTTTCGTGTTTTATAAACTGGTCTAATTGGAGTTACATAGTCATAACCTCTTGCTTCTAAATCACGCACTGCTTGTAGAATATCTTTCATCGATCCACGCTTTACTGTTACCTGAAACATCACACACTCTCCCTCTCGCATATTGCTATTCCATCTTTAACACTAGATATTTTGTAACCTGGATAGCGATCGGGAGTGATGTACTCAATCGCCTTTGCTTTCACTTCTTTTTCATTTCGTGCGCCCTTCCATACCCATGAAGGAAGGACGACTTTTGTTTCTGTTTTATCTAACATGGTTTCATCTCCTTAGTTTGCTTTTTTGTACTGATCTTCCCAACCAATTAGCGTTTCTATTGCTTTAGAAGCAATTTGCGGGCTGATTTCCGTTAAATTTGTTGCCCCAATTTTGCTCTTTAATGTATCCTCGATTGTTTGTTTCTCCGCTTTAGAAATGACTGCCACATGCGCTATTTTTGCGTGTATCATCTTCATTTGTTTCTCGGATGCTTTGCTGTTACCGCCAGTGTTTTGCTGTTTGTTTTGGCTGTTATTATTGTTATAGGGAGCGTTTTGTTGCTTGCCTCTTGTATTTTTCGCATCAGCATCATCTTCATCAGTTGGGATACCGAAGAATTTAAGCAAGAAGTACCTTTCGGAATAAGTTAATGCTGATCCGTATGCTTTAGATACATCATCTTGTTGTCCAAAGAACTTCCAAGGAATTGTTTCACGTTCTTCTGGTTTCTCTGCATTAATCCATTCGTAAAAACCGTCACCTTCAATAACAAAGTCTGTTATCTCTCTTCCTTTTTGGTTCTTATAGCTGTACTGCCATGTTTTATGCTCACCCATCTTTGGCATGAGGATAACTTGCAATTCATCCATGTTCTTTTTGATTTTGTGGAGAATTTGAGAACCTGTTACGTAGTCATATCCGTAACTTTTTCCGTTTTTTACGAAAACATCTATATCTTTTCGAATCGCTACTAACTTCTGCCAAAGATTCACTATGCTTCAGCTCCTTCTGTCATGATTTCTAAAGTGGAAAGCGTTTCTTCTATATCAGCGATTGTTAATTTCACATCTGCTATACCTTCACGAAGTGAAATCTCATGTTCTTTTAAGTTTTTTAACTTAAACTCGTAATCACTTAACTTACGTTTCTCAACACCAAGTGACTTTTGCAATTCTTTTATCGCTCGTTTCAAAACGGGATCACCTCTTCTTGCTGACTTGCTTCATACACTCCCATAAGCGCCTGTAATCCGTATTCATAAGCAATAACCATTGATAAAGCTCCTGGCTCATTACTTTGCTTGTAGCGTTCAACTAAACTCATAAGGATTTGAATTTCCATTTCGATTTTGTTTTGTAGGCCCATTTCACTCACCTGCAACTTTCTTTGTAGAATGAGACTCTACATATTGTTTGATGCACTCTGTTTCTGTGTGTAAATAATCGCCATCGAAATCTAAGCAACTTTCACCGTAATAGATCTCACCTTCACAACCTGCGCATTCTTCAATGAAGTCTCTTGTTGATGAATCGTGATGATTTCCGATTAACATTGGATTTTCAATCATTTTCTATTCCTCCTTATTTACTGTCGGAGAAAACATGTGATATAATGTAAGTAGAAGTTTTTACATTTGTTTTCTCCAAACCGGTTCAGGGGTGAACCGGTTTTTTATTTTGTTTTGATGCTTTGCGCATCGAAATATCCGGGAACCTTTTTATTAGGTGGGGGATACCGTTAAATTCCCGAATATTTCGACAAGCAAAGGCTTGTCTATTTTTGTAAAATTATGGTATCATTAACTTATAAAGTTGAATTATCAACTTTACCCTTATTAAATGAGCCTTGAGCCTTCACAACTCAAGGCTCGTCCCTTTTATCTAGAGTGATATACTTGTATGTTTCCTCGATCTTATCTGCGCTGTTATGTACCTCTCTAGTTCTTAAATCCTTTATGATCCACAAGATTTTCTTTCGTTCGTATTCATCTCGTTGCTCTTTTGTCATCACTTCACATCCTTCGTCCACCGTTTGATAGGCTTGTCCAACAAAACTACTAACGATATTGCGCTGCATATAATTAACGCTAGGATAAAAAGTGATAATGGATTTTCTAGCATTTACATCACCTCTTCGTGTAACTTGTCCACTTCGGTAATCAATAGTGCACGGATATCACTCTCTAATTCTTCGTTTTTCTCCAACATATCGATTAGCTCTTCTACAGATGCTGAATACAAATCATGGTTGTTTTTGTGCATTTCCTCCAACATATCGTCACGCTGAATCATTAACGATGTAGCTACCTCATCTAAATGCTTTAACAAATCACTAAATAGTTTCGCTTTGATTACTGTGTTCATATTTACATTTGACATTATCGTTCCCCCTTATATAGCCTCATTAATATTTACTTGATAACGGATTGCCATTTCTTTCACTATCGCTAAGTAAATTTCTAATAAACGTTTTTCTTCTCCGATGATATCTAGATTAGAAACTTTATCGATTTTCGATTTCGAAACTCCTTCTAATGCCATGCTCTTTTTCTTGTTGTTCACACGAATACTCAATTTCGCACTAGCTCTTTGTTCTAAGATTTCGTAACTTTCATTGCGAATCTTACGGTACATTTCAAATCCACCCTGTTTGCGAGCGATTTTGTTTAAGATCGTAGTTGTATCTCTTCGCCAATCAGTCGAATTAAGAGCTACTATTTCGCTAATGTTGTCTACCTTCTGTTCTAGTTTCTTTTGATTTAATTCTTGAGTAGCTAATGTTGTGAACAGAGTTTGAAACATTTGAAGTTCTGGACTTAGTTGCGAAGTGTCAAATTGTTTTGTGATCCTATAGTATTCATCCACCAATATTTCATAAGCTTCCCAAGCTTCATCTGTATTGAGTGACTTTGCATGCAACCATGCTCCTTTTTCTGTCCATATATAAAGTTTTGTAGCGAATTTTAGCTGTTCATCTTTTTGATGAATGGCTTTGAAGTCTTTAAGCTCTTCTCCTTGAAGTAAAAAGAAATGCTTACCTTCTGTATATCTTTCTTTATTTCGATTGAAGTTATTGCTGATTGTTTTCACGTCAGCCCCATAAGACTCAGCTAGTTGCGATGTAGTTAATACGCGTTGGTTTTCTTTTTCAATTACTTGTAATCGATTCATTTCTGTTCCTCCTATTGTTTACTTGGGGTAAACATAATTTTAAAAAAATTTGACTACCTATAGTTAACTTATTTCTAAAAGTTCATCTGTTGATACCTTATATAACTTTGACAACTTTCCTAATTTATCAAGGCTAGGCTGTCGATAACCCAATTCCATTTGGCAGTAAGATCCTTTTGTACATTCTAGGTGTTTAGCTACTTCTTCTTGACTATAACCTAGCTGTAAACGTATCTGTTTAGCCTTTTGCGTATTTAATTTCGCCATGTTAATCACCTTTATTCGTTTCGTTGATTTGATTATATAACACCGTTTACCTAAAGTAAACATATAATTTTAAAAAAATCATAAAATAAAAATAAAAGTTGTCTTTGAGTAAACTTTTCTGTTACATTTTATATAAGAAGTCTGTTGTCAGCAGACTGTAAAAGGGGAGTTTTTAATATGGATGAGAATTTAATTGGAATTCGCGTAAAAGAAATCAGGAGTAGTTTAGCCATGAGCCAACAAACTTTCGCTGATGCTATTGAAATAAGTAAAGGTATGGTTTCACTGGTCGAATCAGGAAAAAAGAAACCTTCAAGAGATACAGTAACTAAAATAGCGAATTTAGGTAACGTTTCAACAGATTATGTAATTGGTGTGTCTGACTATAAAAACTTAGATGAAAGCCAGTCATCTGAGGTTAAAACAGAATTACATGATATGATTAGTAAAATCGAGAAACTTGATGAAGATAAACAAAAACTCATCTTAAATATGATTAAAGGTGCAGTGAACAGTTTAGACGATTGATAGCAACTATTACGCTAACAATCGTCTATTTTTTATTTAAATTCCCTCTTGGAGTTGATCTAATTGCTTCATTACTTCTTGTAATGCTAAAAGGGCATTTTCATCCCCACCCTTTGCTTTATTAAGTAATAACTCTAATTCTGTGTATTTCTCCATCCCCAACATCCTCCGATACCTTCATAGTAGTTTGTGAAAATTTCACAAGCATTGAACATTCTCTTGTTTTTTCAAAAAGTTCAATAGCCCCGAAAATGACGAATGACGTCTTCGGCAAGAGAAGACGTCATTCTGTATATCTATTAAATTAGATGCCTGTACCAGGATCCATAAACATAATTACATTCTGTGATTCTTTAGCAACTTGTTTAGGTTGCTCTTTGTTGTCAGCAGGTGCGAATAAAAATCCGCCAACTAACACTACGCTTGCTATTAGCGATAGTACTATTTTCATTTAGCATCACCCAACTAAATTATAGCATTTTTTGGGCATTATTCCTAGATGTATCTTGGGTAAATACGAATAAAAAATGTTCGAATTTCGCTCAAATAAATCAAGAGCTTTACATAAAATTTCTTGATCGTTTCCTTTTGCAATACCCAGATATGTTAACCCAAAAGCACTAAGATATCCCTGTTCATTCAAAACTTCATTTAGTATTTGTATTGCCTTTTCATTATTACCTTTTTGGATTTCTAAGTAAGCTGTTTCGACTTTCTCAATAGGATTAATGTTGTGCAAATCGACTTTCCAATGGATTTTTAAAAAAGCCATTGTATTCAAAATCATATTTCTTCTCTTATCCATTTGCTCTTTTGGGCCTTTATTTATAATCCTTATAGCTTTTTTCAAACAAGTTAATGACTTTGAGTAGTTTGTAAAAACATATGACTCCCCTAAAACGCCGTACGCCGTAGCTCTGAAGATAGGAAAATATTTTTCTGAATACTCATCATTAATAATTTCATAGCATACTTTTCTTAACTCTTCGATTTCCGAACATGTTAAGAGTCCATAAATAATAGCTTCTTGGATTTTGAATTTCAAAAAGTCCTTTATATATCCACCTTTTAAGTCTTCTGCCTTTTGATGAAGTTCTTTAGATAAGCGTATCATCGACTTATAATTCTTTTGATCGTACCTCACATGAAGCAACACTATCCCTCTCAATACATCCATTTCAAGAGTGTTTGTTTTAAAACTTTCCGTTTTTTCTTGATATTCCTCCAATAATTTATCGCCAGATAATTTACCTTGATATCTCAAACAAATCAATTCACATATAGTGGCCCATTCATGATGTTTACCTTGCTTTTCCGAATCGATAAGCTCGTTTAAGATATTCAATTCCCCATGAGATAATAAATAATACATAGTTATACGTTTGTTTCCTGGTCGAGTGATACATTTAGAGTATTGAGAACAAAGCTCTCTTCTGATATGAATTTCATCAGAGTACACTTCTTTTAACATCTCACCATACTTATTGAATGCTAATTGATGTTTCCCTTTTAAGAACCTTGAGAGTGTAGCACTATCAATATCCATTTTTTTAACCATTTTACTACGGTTAATGTTCTTACTATCCATATCATTAGAAAGTTTAGCTAATACCTTTTGCACAATCTTTGTCCTCCTCATGGACAAAAAGACACGTAAACCCCAATTTATTACATATAAAGGAAAACGTGTCACTCTCAATCTAAGGTGTGTTATAATATGTATGTACAAGATCCGCGACAATGTTCCCTAAGGTGGTAGGGGGCAGTGTAAAAGGTGTTACCAGCACCTCTTACACCGTGGGTCTTTTCTTTGCGTCCGTTTATTTTATTATTTTCATAATACCACAAATTTCCCAATATTCGGTCATAGAGTTATCAGACAAATATTGAGAAAGTTGAGAAACCGCTCTGCGACAACGTTTCTCGTGTTTTACGGAATTAAATATGCAATTATACATTTCCATATCGAAAGACCTCACATGAATATTTTACCACCAATTCGATAAAAAGAGAACGTAAGTTCTTATTTTTATTTTCATCAGGGTTAATAATTAATCACCATACTATAAATGACAATAAATCTATCATTTATAGTATATCGATATCCCTATAACTATACTAATAGTATGAGAAATTTAGGTGAAACTTTAAAAGAACTTAGAAAAAGTCGTTCATTAAGACAAGCTGATTTAGCTCATGAACTAAATCTCAGCAGAAGCCAAATTAATAACTATGAAAACGGTTTTTCTGAACCTGATCTTATGACATTGTTTCGTCTCGCCTCCTATTTCAACGTAACGTTAGACGTGCTTACTGGACGCACTGACGCTGTTGAAGATGAAATGCTACATAATACTATCTTCGGTGTTCAAAAAACGTATGCGGCGTTATCTGAAAGCCAAAGAAAGAATTTTTGCAAACAACTCGATCATTATGTGAGATTTTTGAGTGAATGTGATGATCTGTTGTGATTTGATTCCATTGTAGGGGAAAAGTTTTCCAATGAATAGTGGTAAAATTTGACATAATTTGACCATTTTACCCAGAGGGAGCTTCTGCTCTCTTTTTTTATTT